AATTAACAACCTTTTTAAATTAATTTGTATTTGTTATACCCCCAATGGGGGATTTATTTGTAATTCTTATTAACAAATAGGGTTCACAAATTTCTGTCATTTTTTAACGCTTCTTTCTCCCTCCAATACGGTTCACGCGTCTTAAACTCGATATAGTCGTCTACATAAGCGGGTAAATACTCCCAAACACGTAGACAACTATAGAAACTAACTGAATTAGCGGTACAAACCTTTAAAAACAGGATTAAAGACTCCATATTGCCTTTGAAATCAATGGAAACTGTTCTTCAAACACCCGTTTAACGTCTTCTGCGACCAGTTTATGCTCTAATTGGGTACCATTAGCGGTACGGAGGTCAATATAGTGTATCCAGGAGCGTAAAGTACCGTTCATGTAGAGTTTAGTAGGTGTTGCAAGAGGTAAGATGTCTCTAGCACATTCTTTAGCTACACCAGCATCCAACATCTCTTCATACAAACTTTCACCTAACTCAAATAAGCTATTAATCTTAACCATAAAGTCTTTTACGGTATAGACATCTAGATCATCAACACTATTCTGCCTATTCTTTGTATCTTGTCTACGCAGCATAGGCAGTAGAGCGTGTTTATCCACTTTAGCGTATCTTTGACTAAACTCTTGAAAACTAAAACTTCTATGTCTTAAGATTTGAGCAGCAACACTTCGGGTTGTCTCAATCTGTACACACATATTCACCATCTCAAAAGGTGACCAATGTTTATGTTTAATCAAATACCTAATCAAACGTTCTGACTCGGGGTTATCTTGATTATCAGGGTTAGACACTCTAGCCATGTAGGCTATAAGTTTCTCAGCATCTGGAGTGGTATGTACTAATGATACTGTATGATACATGTAAGAGGTGGTTTAACGTAGTTGGTGGTAGTACTTACAGAATGTCCTTTCCCAGGGACATCTAGTAAAGAAGGAAGGAGTGTCGTTAGACACGAGTTCCTTCCTTCGCAGAAGTCGGGTCCACCCTTCCCTCCTCCTGTATAGATGTGGGGTTAAGCTAAACCCAGTTAGGGACTGAGTTCTTTGTGTCGACTTTAGCTTGCTGTCTTTGCTCGTAATTCATACCCAAAACCATATGATTTGCAGAGGCTTGAGGGTCGTCAATAAACTCTGCTAACATTTGATTCCACTCCATACGTTTACGTTCTTTGATAGCTTCTTGGGCAGAGATACCCATAGCATCTGTAAAGTATTTAACACCTTGAGCTAAGGCATCTATTCTGTCGTCATGTTTAACTGCGCCTTTTTCACGACACATCCTACTCATCTGGTAGAAGAGCATGTACATCAGTCGTTTTTCAGGGGCTTCATCGGGATTAGACTTGAAGTCCCATTCAATGACGGAACGATCGACGACGAGTCGGTGTTGATTAAGGACGGGTTCAAGGGCGTCAATGATTCGATCTTCTTTTCTAACATTTGCTCGGACTTCTTCAACATCAATTCTTTGGTTTGTTTGTTGAAGATGTTTGCGGAACAACTCGCTAACAATACCGTCGCCAAAGTTAGTTTCAATGACAAGCTTAGATACTTCATACTTTTTACAACCTTTTAGAATGTCCAGTAATGTGTTGTCTGAGTATCCGTCTCGGTAAGCACGCATTTCGTGCAAGTACAGGATACCGTTACGTTGGGAGAGATAAGCTGCTGTTGTTTCATCTGAGCCACGACCCGACGGGTCAATTGAGCAGATTGTTTCTGTGTAAGAATCCCATTCTCCTTGTAACTGCATTGGACTGTAGAAATAATCTCCAGGTAATCCGACAATCGGTAAGTCTTTGATGACGTTTTGTGGGTCGGAGCACCATATGACGGACTCGGGAGCAGATTTAGGGTTAACACTGGTAACAACCAGATCAGAGCATTTAAGTGGGAATTTGTCAGCATCACTAAGTGAGGTGTCTAGCATGAACTGTAACATGAAGTTCGACCGTCCCATGGACGCTTCACGTTCTATCAAATCTTCATTATCAAATCTATCATCCGTAACGTCCCATTTTTTAGCACCGTTATCGATGTCTTCTACCAATTGTGGAGCAAGTAAACCTTCATAGATTGTTGTCTTACGAGGGTAACGTGCAGGCCACACAAAAGGTTTATAGGAACGTTCTGCTAAACGTTTGTACACCGTAAATGTAGTCTGTGGTGTACCAAGGTACATAATACGAGAGTCTTCCTTGGGTGTAAGGATAGACTCAGCTTCTGTACATAGTTGCAGTAACTTCTCTCTCATCAATTCCGTCATTGAGTTACCAGGAACTTCAATGTCGTCTAGAATCATTAAATCGGCGCGGCTTCCGGTTAGCTGTCCAGTGATGCCCACCGACTTTACGCTCGGTGCCTGGTGCGGGGAGCACATCACATCGAAGCTTATCCTTGACCACCTTGCATCGTCTGACCTGGGGCGTAAATGAGAAAGCCATGGTGTTTCAATAATAAGTTTTTGTAGGAAGATAGACATATTGTCGGCACGTTCTTTAGATGCCGAAATAATCATTATCTTTTTTTCAGCGTCATTAAAAAGCGTCCACAGAACAAAGGCTCCAGTAATCCAGCTCTTTCCCACTCCACGGAAAGCTTGTATTTGAAGACGCTTAGGTCCATGCTGAAGATAGTCTGCGATTGCATATTGTGCACGTGTTGGGTTAGGTAGGTCAAGCTGTGTCCACAAAGCCTGCAGAAACAGCTTAAAATCGCCTCTAAGGAGGTCTAAAGTATTCATAGGTACAATCTAGCGTGGAAGGGGTGGAAAAGGGCTTACAGGGGCTTATGGAAGTCTTATCTGCATACCAGTAAATAATGGGTCAACATCTACTGTACGACCACCGAATGGGTTGTCGTCACCTGGTAAACTAAAACCAGTATCACTAATCATCGTAGAAGTATCAATAACTTCTCTAAAAGACATTCTAGCAGATCCTTTTGATGTTCTTAAATTAGTTCTGCTGGGTTTTTTTGACTCCATAGATTGCAATTTTCTTTGAACAGCCTCGCCTTCTCTATGAATTTGTCGGTGCTGTGTTTCTGAAACAGGCATAATATTTTCAGCTGTATCGCCAAGAGGAATTCCAGCCTTTTCAAACCGTTCAAAATAAGTAGCAGCCCGAGCAGCGGTCATATCTAAAACAGCCTTGCCAGATAGAAACAAAGGTACAATATGATGCCCTTGTAAACCGCGTGAAGCTGCTGATGCCATTGCCTGCCCAAAAGCAGCTAAATTAGTACCAGGCGGTGTGCTTGCTTGCGCTAACCTTTGTCTAGCACCGGCGCCGCGATTAACTTTTCTACTAGATGATTTTTCAATTGAACCTGTAGGAAATTTTTTAGAACCGTACTGTCTAATAATACGTTCTTCACCATCTTCAGGTACAAATCTAGTAATACCTTGCTCTAACGCAGCAGCTTTTGTTGCAGGTAAACCTTGCAACCGCTCTGCTTCAGTAGGAGGTCGCAGTTGTCGTTTTTTACTTTTAATAGGCATTAAGCAATATGCTCCAATAAAACTTTTTCACGGAGCCTATTGACTCCAAATTTATACCTCATCCATTCAAGGACGTTGGCACTTCCTTTCTCCTGATTACAACGGGTGCAGGCACATACGACATTCGTTGCGACATCCTGCCCACCGCGAGACCTAGGATGAACATGATCGATAGATAACTGACTAAGGTCATAAGTTTTTCCGCAATAAATACATGTGTTGTCAAAATGTTCCTTAATAGAGCGCCTCCACAGGCGCTTGGCTTCTGGTGAGGTCATAACTATTAAGTTGTAGAGGTAATCGTCAGGAGTAGGAAGTAACGGGGTCATGCTCGGCCTTTACGTGCTCGGTTTTTGGATGCTTTTTCAAGAAATGTTTTACCATTCTTTTTGTGTGAGACATCTTTACCGTCACCATTGCCATAGGTACCCCGTTTTCTGTTTTCTTTGTTTAGTTGAGACCGCTTAGCGATCTGCAGTTTAGATGAGTCGTACTTTTTTTGATACGACTTATAATTACCGTTAGCGTATTTAGCGCCGCTATATTTAGACGTTCGAGCCATGTAGCCTCCGATGCACAAGTTCAGGGTCAACTGTAGGCATCACTGCAGCCAGTTTACCAAGTGGATTACCGTCCATGGCGACACCGCTGATGTCATTTGTCTTAAGCCAGTCACAAGCTGCTTTTAGGTCTTGAGTAGTAGCCTCACCAGATTTGATACGGGCAAGGAACTCCTTTGTGACAAGGTTGTGCAACTCGTTGAACTGATCCTCAGTAGCCTTTTTCTTAGCCATTTCGTAAAGCTATTTGGTCAAGTTTGTTTTCAATACGCACCATGTGATCTTCCATACGACTAAGTAGCTCAGATAATTCTGCTTTTTTGACATAATCATTAGCAACAGTCAGCTCTATACCATCTAGTCGTCGATCCAATGCACTGATACGTTCATGCACACTGTTTATTCGGTTGTGTAGTCGATTGTTTAAAGCTGCTCCAGCTGTGACTACTGCCACAACAGAAGTTACCAGAGCTTCAGTCATTTGTCAGTGAAACGATAGGTACAATATCATTACATAATACTTCAACACGTGAACCAGGTCTAAATGTAAACCCAGTTCTCATAATTTCCGTACATTTAAGAGCACGAACAAGTTCGTAATCAAGACGCATCTTTTGTTCGTGTTTACGTGCAATAGCTTTGCAGGTTTCAATCATACCACCATCTAGTGGTACTGAAAAGTTCAGTTGTACGCCGTAGTTATTGCTACGTACGTACCCAGTGTAATCATGAGGAATAGTATCGTTGCCCATATAAAAGGGCGAGAATTGCATGGTAGTTCCATTACAACTATTATTACTTGCAAAGTATTGACGAGACGGTGCACCATTGTTTTGGAATTGAACCGCCTGATTAGTCACATTACCCGTAGCTGCTGCCACAGGATTTGATGTATTTTGAACCTTTGGTTCTTCGTTAGCAAATGCAGGACTTACTGAGAGAAGACCGACAAGGATGTAGTGGTGGAGACCTGTTGGATGGTTTCGGTGACCAGACTGTCTTCGATTAGACCAGCTGCTCGGTTCACAATCTCTAGTTGAAATTGTTCCCCTGAATTTGTCACTGAATACGTTGTTGCTGTGTCTGCGATGTCTCCGCTGGGTGTTACGTTTGTGCCAGACCATGATGAATAATCGCCACCATAAACATTTGTCGCAATAGTACGATCAATATCAATAGTGGTAGTAGTAGTGGATTGCATCGAACCTTGAGTAAAGTTCGGTGTTACTTGTGCGGCTGCAGGGCTAGCCAACATCATTAACAAAATAAGACGTTTCATTCTTCTTTCTTTTTAGGATCAGGAGGTTTAGGATTCGTTTTACTGTTAGATGTAGTCAATCCAAAAGTCGCTAGTGCGCCTGTAAAGACAGAAGCTACAAAAGTAATATCACCACCGCTTTGTCCTTTTTTAATCATAGGCAAGTCAACGTAATTAAGAGTAATAATAAAACCACTCCATACGACAACACCTAAACGGACAAAAGTGCCAAGGATTTGCAATTCATCCTCAGTATTTTCCTTAACTTTTTCTAGGAAACCTTTGGTTCCTTCTTTTTTGTCAACTTGCTCCATGTTTGTTTGAATACTGGTTTGAGTATCATTACAATGTATTTGAACAAAGACGTGGCAGTCAGGGTGGCAACAACACTAATAAATGCTGTTGTAGCTGCTGTAGTCATGATCGTAGTCGTCGGCATTGGGACTTCAATGTCCGTAAATGGGACTTGTATGATCTGAGCTTCAGGTGGTAAATCTATATTCGGTTTTGTAACCTGTTTTGTAGGATTAATGTTTTGATCCTTTTGTTCTTGCTTTTCCTCCTCTTGTGGAGGCTCATCTCCAACATCAATACCTTGAATACCAGGCGGTGGTCGAAGCGTGTTAGGAGGTACAACAAGTGGTTTGTAGCTAGGTAGCTCAGCTCGTGGTACCTCCAATACCGGAGGGGGCATAAACGGCGCTTCAGGGATCGCCAGGTAAGGTATTATAGGAGGATCAATCCAGGGGTCCACCGAACAAACCGCGTTCGATGAACTTCACTGCTTCATCATCGACAGTGTTGTCAGTTTGCTCAGCTAATTTGGCAAGCAGGTCTACGATCAAACGCTTGACTTTGTCAGAGTTGATAAACGAGAAAAGGATTGGACGGATAAGTGTGATCATTCTTCAGTAGGGGTAGGTTCAGGTGTAGGTTCTGGAGTAGGTTCAGGTTCAGGCAGTGGTTCCCACCGGCTGTACTCAGATCCAGTTACGTATTCAGCAAGGGCTGCAACGTCCTCGCAGGCAGTAATAGCAGTCTCCTTTTCGTTGCTAAGGGTGCGGATCTCAGTACGACGGGTAAGTACATCAGCTGGGGCAGCAGTGCCACCCTCAGCTTGACGGACTACATACCAGTCAGTTTCACTAAGCATTTTGCCTGCAGTGTCTTTGACCTTTGCAATCCAAAGTTCTTTCAGTTGATCAAGATCTTTGGGGTTGTCAACTCCCCAATAAAAACGTTGATCCCAAGATTCCACGGGAACATCGGGGACTTCAATAATACCAATGGCTTGCTTTTCTTCCAGAGTGGTCAAGCGCAGCCAATTAGACGGATATTGTACTCCGTCGTGAACAAATGCCTTGTCATAACGCAAGGTCTTACCATCAAGTTGTAGCATAGTAAATAATGTTAATTAGCGTGCGCGGGCGGTTTTGAAGGGATGCTCAGCAAATGCGGCGTAGATGTAAGAGGCGCCATTAGCGTTAGTGTCTCCATCAGTCCCTCGAAGCTTGAAACCATTTGAAAGAATATCTACTTTTTGAGTGTTACTTGCTTCTGCGTTGCTGGTGTTTGGCTCCAACGATAAATTGCTTAAATTGTCAACGTCTCTCGCAGTGTCGATGATAATCCAATCAGAAACGCGGGTAGTTGATTTAATTAGCAAGAACGAAGGTCTCATCCCGGTGTAGACGAAGGCTCCGTTGCTGCCACTTGTACCGGTGTACGAACCAAACGCGCTATAGCCTTCGACAGGTGCAAAGCAGTAGGCGATCATGTCGTCACCAGCTTGATAACTAGCGTTGCCGCCCGCACCGAGAGTAAAAACAGAATTGGTCGCAAGTGTGCTATTAAACTGCGCTTGGCTTGAATATGCAGCAGAGGTTGAATTAAGATTTATAGCTTCTCCTGAAGTAATATCTAGCGACTTGTGATACACAAGCCAATTTTGGCTTCTATCTCTGTTTTTAAAAATAGCAAAATTCATTGCAGCATTTAAGCCGTGCCCTACTGTCGCCCCAGCAACGTTGGTGCTTGTGTAACTAACAATCGAGAACCCAGCAGACGCATTGGCGCGGACATTAGAAGTGATGCTGCCGTCAGTGTTGCTGACCGTTGACGTTCCAGCGTCCCATGCCCAAGCAACATGTGAATCACCCGAGGGATAGTTGGTGACATTGGCTCCCACGTCATTGCCAAGCGTAAATCCGTTGGAATCAAATGAATTAAAAGTGCCAGTTCCGTAACCACTCCCCGAAGTCGTAATTTCTGCATTAGTGCGATTAGAGCTAAGCAGCTTATTAGCTCCCCTGACAATATCAAATAATCCGTGGTGGTTTGCAGTTGCGCGGTTTTTAATCCATACAAAATCAGGAGAAAAGTTGTAACCTGTTACAGCAAGTGTAGAGTTGTTTGAGGTATAAAGTTTTGCATCAAACGCCGTCGAACCATCGGCAATCGTTGGGTCCGGCAGATTCTGCGTGCAGAGTGACTTGAAGCCAGTTGGTGGCGTGTACGCAAATGGGCGTTGGCCGAAGTTAAAAATAGTGTCCCCGTTATAAGCGCCACTGCCTGATCTGCAATTTGCTGTCCACGCACCAGTGAGCCCTGTAACAACAGCGCTACCGCTGTTCATAGCAGAACCATTCTTGTAGAAATAAAGGTTGCCACCATCCATGTCCAGAGCGACACCAATTACGTCGCCTGACACAAAACCATCGACTGATGTTGTTGAACCGTTATGATAAAGCAGCCCGGAACCGGCGTTTCCATAAAGCGCATATTGCTGATCGTTTTCGCCAGGATAACTTGCAGCTTGTGGGCTGGTACTGCTTTCAATACCAGACATCGTATAGTCGGTGGCAGCCGTAAACTCCCAGTAAAATTTTCCACTGCTTGCATATAAAGTTCCAGTAGATCGACCAGAAACGCCGTTGCTTACTAAGTTGCCATTCGTTAAGGTTTGATCTTGATTCTTAAGCGGATTCAACGTGCAATAGTTGCCACCGTTATTACCAGACGCTGCTGTGTAATTCGTCGGCGTGTCGATTAGGCTGTCGTTGCCAGATCCTGATGCAACAGAAAGGTTATTGACCGTCCAGTCGTTACTTCCGGCAGCATCCGTTCCAAGTGCAGATGCGCTGCTGTTGTCGGAGAAGTCGAGGTGGAAGCCATTGGTGCCGTACGTTCCAGAATATGCCTTCGGCTGCCAAACACCGTTATCATCGTATTCACCAAAGTCAGTCGGCGCAAGTGCTTGACCGTCGATGAAGTGAACTTCTGCCAAGTAAGCATCTAATTCAACAGTTGAGTTGTAGAGTCGAATTCCAATGGAGTGGTTTGTAGTGCTGTTGATCGCATGACTGCCGTCTTGGGGTATATTCCCACCCGTATAGGATTGATCCACGCCGTTCACGTAGAGTTTTACTCGATCAGAAGCAGTGGCCTTAGTCGAATCAACAGACCAAACAACGTGATACCAGGCACTTGTATCTCTAAATACAGCCGATGTAGCATTTATAATCTGTCCGCCACTGCCATCGTCATCTAGGTAAGACTGAAGTTGGTCGGAAGAATTAAAAGATAGCTGGGCAAATTCACTAAAACTTATTTCACACATGAACAACGCTTGCTGCACTCCTAGCTTGCTTCTTTTGACCCAACCACTCCAAGTCCACGTCCTGCGATTTCCTTCAGACGACGGTGTCCTGGAAAGGTAGCTGGAATCGCCTGAGTTAAACCGCAGCGATCTGTCAATCTGGTAACCAGCAGCCCCAGTTGCACCTGAGGCTCCGGCTAAAATATTATTAAATACTGCCATAATTAACTAAGGTTGAGAGTGGCAACAGCATGGATAGAACCAGTAGTACGGACGACGTAATCTACGCGATCAACGGATGAGGCAGCAGTTGTGAGTACCGGTGCAGTACCAGCAGCAAAGTCCCAAGAAGAACCCCAGGCAACTGTACGTGATCCGGTACCATCTTGCACAAGGAAGATAGAACCAGATTGACCAGCAGTCAGGTTGGTTGGGTTAGCAATGGTAGCGTTATGACCCAAGGTACAAGTAAAGTTATTACTATCTGCAAAATCAGGTGTAATAGTAGTAGCGCTGGTTAGCGTAGTAATTTCACCTCGTTGTGCTGCAGTAAAGGTCTGAGCAGTGTCAGTTTTTGCAGTGTCAGCATCATATGCTTGAACATCTACACCAATCTCAAGGTTAACACCTTGTTTAAAGGTTGTTTCATTAGTGAAATTAAGACCGTCAAGATAAGCAAGACCAGCGTCATAACCTTGAACTGTAGATCCAATGTCATTATCTACAACAACATTAGAGCCTCCATTCTGAAGTGTACCTGTAAAGTTAGCAGTAGTATCGGAATAGGCAGCGTAACCAACTGTATCTACATAATTTTTAGTTGCAGCATCTTGTGCAGAAGTAGGGTCACCAAGATTAACAATTTTATTAGTCAATGCATCTAGTTGACCACCAAGTTCAGGCGTTGTGTCAGTTACAACATCAAAGGCGTAGGAACCTGCGCTGAAGTTAATAAAACCAGTACGTTGGTCTACTTCAAAGAAGTCACCAATCTTAAATTTACCGTTGTGATCAGTAATAGCAGTCCATACTTTACCGTCGTTACTTTCAACAATTTGTTTAGTGTCGTCAGGTACACCGCCATTTTCCGGCAGTGCAGAGTAATCTGTACCGCTACCTACGTATTCCATAGTATGACCACTGGAAGCGATCATAGAACGAAGAAAGAAAGATACAGCAGCATCATCACTAACTGCACCGTTAAGACCTAGGTTTTCACTACGCTTGCTGGAATTAGGACGACTAATTGTAACAGTCCAGCCATTACCACCTTCAGTGTCGGTACGTGAAGTAGCAGAAAGAACTGGGTAAGTTACACTATTAACAGTTACTAACATGTTACTAGCAGGTCTTTCCGTATCACCAAACCATCCAGAACCTGCAGTAGGTTCGTTAATATTAAAGGTAATGTCACCACTGCTTGCAGCACCATCCACATTAGATGTAAAAATAGCGGACGTAGATTTACCATCAGCAACCAGTGCTTCATCACCAAAGTCAGTGGTAGATGCAGCTAGGTTAGCTTGACCACCATTTAAAGTTTTAATGTGGTACTTGTTAAAGAATGCGTAACTACTAGTTGCTTGGCAATAACCATTGTTAGTGACAAGAATACCAGGACCATTCAGACCAACGTGGGTGTAGCTATCTGCCACCATTGAACGCAACGGTGATGCAGAATTAACAACAGAACCATCAACCAACATGCCACCACCAGTCGGTGCGGAATCAGTATCACCAGCCAAACCACCAGCAGGTGTGTTTGCATTCAAGTTGCTGTTGTCAATTTCACTATCAGAAAAGTTGGTACAGTTTTGGATGTACGGTGATTTAGTAATAGTTGCGCCGCTATAGAACGCAAAGTTCCAACCTTGGGCAGTTGGCAAAGCAGCATCAACAGTGTTACCAGTACCTGAACCAGCCTTCATACCAGTCAACGTCAGGTTCTGAATAAACGAACCACTGTTTAATTCAAACAATGCGTGGTTACCATTACTTTGATCACCCTGTGTTGCAACAGTTGGATGTACAATACAGCTACGCAGTGCTTGTCCAATAATAGAAACGTTTTTCTTTTGGATTTGAATAGGCGCAGCTTCTTGATACACACCAGCCGCTACGATTACTACACTACCATCACCGTAGGTAGCATCAGCGTTGATTTGATTAATGGCAGCTTTAATAGTAGCTTTAGGGCGGCTAATACGGTGACCGTCATTACTATCATTGCCTGCGGTAGCGTCAACGTAAACAACTTTAGGTTGGTTAGTAAATGTACCACCAGATGTAATTGCAATCCAGTTACTACCATCCCAAACGGACAATGTTTTATCATCAGCAACATCTACCCAAACAGAACCTTTACCGATACCATTAGTTGTTGAGGGGGTTGCGTCTTGAACGTAGTTTTCAAACCGACGAATAGCAGCAAGAGAAGTAAAAACTTTATCGTCAGAACCGCCGTTATCGTAATCAGCTTCTTGATCAGCTAGTTTAATTTGATCGGCATCTTTGATCTTATCAAAGTCAACACTATTGTCACTAAGACCAACTGTAATTTGACCGGAACCAGGTGTATCGTCTTGGACGTTAATACCATCAGCACCAATAATATCTACAGTCAGAGCAGAGTCAATTTTAGAATCAATGCGTGCATCGATTGCTTGAGTTGTTGCTACCTGATCATCATCCGAATCCCACGTTTCCGTAGAATAAACAGTTTCGTCAAATTTATTCCAATAATAGTTTTTGAGGTAAGTGTCTACATCATCAGGAATGCCAACACAATTTGCCTCTTGAATAGCATAACGAAGTTGTTCAAAGTTTTTATTTAGGTCATCAGACCGGATAGCTGATCCAGGGTTAAACAGAGCCCGGATGTCGTCAACTTTAGTAATCCGTCGGATTTTAACGTTGTCAACAGTAGGTTCACCAGGATCTGTAGGAGTAGCAGGGGATGGTGGAGCAGTCCCCGTAAACTCTACAATCGTTGGGTTGGCATCAGTAATCTGCCAAGGGTAGGTGGCATCTGTCGTAAGTTTTTCGTCGTATTCTTTTGTAGTTACGTTCCAGAAATAAACGTGTATTTCAGATTTAAATATGTACGGGAAATCAAAAGAGAATTGTGTCTTTGTCCCGTTTCCAGCTTGAATTGTTTGTACGTCAGTGCACGCCATGTTGTTTAATAACGATTAGTTGGAATAGGCATAATGCCCTGTTCAGCACGTCGATCGTTTATCCTCTTAAGCATGATACGTTGATCAATCGCATTACGCATTTCAGGTTCTAGGTTTCTATATGCTAGTTCTTCTGCGGTTTTCTGTGCTTCACGTAGCATCATGTGGATCTGATCATACTTACCAATAGGTACTTCATCAGAACCAATAAATTGACGACGCATTGTTTTCAGTTCGTTAATGGTATTACGAGCTTCAGCTGTCTTGGCAATACGATTGATCTGTTTTCTAAAGAAACCCATACGACCCATTTCAGCATTTAATGCATTACGTTCATCTGCCATCAGATCAACGCCTTGACGTTTCTTAAATGCAGAAGATACATCATATTCAATATCATACAAGAACTTCTCCTCCTTACTCATAGCTGGATGGATTTTTAAAGGAGAATAAGCGTTGTAGATACGTTGTAACATACTGTACTTATTAGGTGCTTCACCACTGACAGGACTAATAACAGTAGGTAGACGGTTTGTCTGATCAATTAGACCAATCATTTGGTTACGATTTACCAGCTGTTCAATGATGTTATTGTTAAAGTCTTTAAGACCACCATCAAGAATCCTACCAAACTCATTACGAGCACCAGCAAGAGGAGCCAGTGAGTTAATTTGACCTGCAACCCAACGGTTAGCAGCGTATTCATTACCGCTTGCAACTTCCACCAAAGGACGTAATGCGGACAAGCCTGCATTGTCAGTCAATGCTGCACCTAAAATAAAGCTAAGCTTTTCAAATGCATTTTCAGTAGCAGCTTCACCAAGCATGTCGAAGTTATCAGCCACGTTAGCAACAGCTGCAACCCAGTTACTTAGACCAGGACCAAGCAATTCATTGTACTCAAAACGTCGTCCATCAGGACCAACAACTGAACGTGGTTTGAAGTTGCTGTTCTTCATCCTTGCTGCGTTAAGCTGACGGTCAACAGAACCATCACCAGTCACACTAAACAAACCATCACCAAACAGTTTGTCTTTAATAACACTACCAATCACCATAGAAGTAACAAAGCTGCCAATAGCCTTACGACCAAGTGTACGGTTTTTAAGGTCAACAATAGTATTGATCTTTGCGATCTCATCCATATTGTCAAGCCTATGACCACGCGCTGCAAGGATACGATCCATAGACTCAGGGTTTTCCATAAACGTCTGTACTGACGTATAAGCCAGTTCATTGACATCTTTTTGGAAAGATTTAAGAGGTGCAGGGATGTAGTCATCAGCAACACGGACCATATTCATCATCGTTGTCGGGAACGTGAGGAATGGTGTCAGTCCGGGTAGCGTCTGGAGAAGACCATCAACTTGCTTACTAAGACCGGTGTCTAGGTTAAGTGCAATATCAGCGTTGCTGTATTTAACAGCCTTATCTTTAATAATACCACTAGCATCAAACATGCTGTTGTATTCAGCAGTAGCTAGTTGTTTAATTCTGTCAGGTGTAGCTGCTTCACCGAGACGTTCTAGCTCATCCATTGCACGGAACCGCGCCTGAGCGTTAGCCAAGGTAGCGCCAGTCCAAGCATCAAAACCAGTGAATAGGTTAGGTACCAGACGGAATACAGGATCAGCAGCCATAGCTTGCATATCCTCGTACATCTTGACTAGGAACTTAAACCCGTGCCTACCACGTTGAGACTCTTGTTCAGCAATATAACGGTATTGATTAATTTTATCTTCCTGTTTAATAACAAGATCTAAACGAGATTGACCTTTAACAGCATTAGGGTTTTGTGATGCTTTCATAAACATCTTACCTGCATAAGGCAATGCTTTCTTTTGTGTGTCGAAGATTGCACTGTAAGCCATCCAACCGCGCTGTAGTGCCTTCATATCTTTATTGAGCATTGCACCACCAAAGTATGCTACAGGTTCTGCTATAAGACCACTAAGGTTACCATAGAGTGCTCTAGCAGCAGTACCTGGTGCAGACAAGAGGCTATTGAAATAATTAGAACGTACAGCCTGTGCAATGATGTTAGGTTGCTCAGGATTCGGATCGTAGATAGGACGGAAGTTTGTAAAGCTATTAAGAATGTCTTCATTCATCTTAGCGATAGTATTAATATGACCATCGCTTAGCTCATACAATTCCAAGAACGAATCTAGAATGTCAGGACGATTCTCCTGCAACCACATCCAGTTTTCAGTAAACTTTTGACTATCAGTTTGGATTTGACGAAGTGCTATAGGATAGGACTCTTTAATTTCGTTAGCGATCTGTTCAGGAGTTTTAAACAAGTTTGCAGCACGCTCACCAAGAGCAGCAAGACCTTTCTTCTGAACAGTAAAGTAACGAGTAGAGCCGACCAATTGTTGCAGAAAGTTAATCTTATCTAGGATCTGTTCTTGAGCATTTTCAATAGAAACAGAACCACGGTTAAGACGCATACCTTCAGCAAGGTCAGCGATTTGACCAGCCATAGACGTTGCAGTATATGCCTGAGCACGAGCAATATCCATACCTTGATATTCTTTTACCAAATTATTGATAGAACTAAGTGCATCTGTATAACCACTTGAAGTCAATACTTCAACACCTGCTTCGTTCTTAACGATTTGGGGATCAAGCATACGACGCATGTCGTCAATAGTTGCAGACGGATCAAACAATTCTAAAACAAGATTATCGGCAGCAGCTGCTACTTCATCTGAAGTTATGACAAAATCATCAGCAACCATGCCAACCCGATCAGCTTCTCTAAGTTGTTGTGCTAAACCAATTGTAATCTCTTCAACACCACCAGGTGTTTCTATACCGTATTTAATTGCAGGTCCACTAATGAAGTTACTAAGACGACCGTAGACAGTATCTTTGTTGCTTTGGATACGTGCAGCATCAATGCTAGCACCAACAATACCAAAGTCATCTACTGTACGCATTCCGGTTTCACGCCAGTCATATAGGTCATGAACACCTTTAAGGGGAATATTAGGGTCTGTTGTTTTGCTTAGGTTGTAATAACCAAGCTCGTCTAATGCCTCTTCCTGTTTAGCTACATATTCCATCATAGCTTCTTCAGGTACCTCACTAACAGGTTTAGGTTTGTTAGCAGCTAGGTACTTGACAGCTTGCTCAGATTCACCAACAATAACAGGAGGCTTACGAAAAACAGTCTGAACTTCAGATACAGAAGCGTTGAATTTACTAGCAAATCCAACCATAGGTAACATAAATCCTAGGGCTAGATCTTCGTTAATGTTCTTTTGTCTTTTAAGATCTGGACTATCACCGTCAAGAGTAGCAAAACTATCAGGAATATAATCCCATTGAGGTGGCAGTGCTTTCTTAACCATACCAGACAGGTTGTCACCTGTCTCATACTCTGAACTGATAGAACCAACAGCAACTGATGCACCTGCTTCAATACCACGATTACCAACAAATTTCATAAAAGAGGTATTACCAAGTTGGTTAATTTTAGCTGTTGGACCAAATTTGGTAACAGCTGCAGTCTGTGCTTTTGATGCTAACCCGCTAGCTGCCCCTTGAGTCAGCAAAGTAGGTAAAACAACTGAAGAAATTGTACGGGTAGCTTGTGCTACTTCATCTTCATATTTTGTAGCTTTAGGGATTTGCAAACCAGTTTTTTGCAACAGGAAGTTAATACCATCAATAGTAGTGTCAATAATACCCTGCCCTGGTGCACTAAGACGTTCTTTTACCTGCTGACCAGTTTCACCAATAGGTTGACCAAAATAGGTAAACCCTGAGAAGTCAAAAAGTTTAGTAGGTGGTTTTTCTGGTTTTTCACCCGTAGGTTGAGGCTCAGTTTCAACTGGTTCTGGTTGCACTGCCGTAGCAGCTTGTGCGACTTGTTGCTCAAGCGCCGTTTGAGGGGCTTCAAACCTCTGCTGGATCTCTTCGATCTGCTCATTAGAGAGTTGGGCCTGGCGCTCTTGCTCATCCAGCACAAAATCCTCACCTAAGTTGGAGTATTCTGAGGGATCTTTCATTTTGTTTTAAAAAATTTTTATTGCAATTGATTAGCAATTCTTTCTCTTAAAGATTCGTAATTGCTATAAGGTGTCATAGAACCACTACCGCGGGCTGCAGGTGCCAGGAAATCAATTGATGAAATTGTACCATCTGCACTTTGTACACTACCAGTACCACCCTGTTTGCCAATAATCTCACCTAAAGAGACATATTGACCAATTGATTGAGAAGGTTTATTTGGAAAATGGCTATACAAAACATCTACAGGTTCATTAGTAATTGGATCAATCGATTCAATAACTAAATAATTACCATAACCAGACCCATCGGCGTTTACTTGGTAACCGATATCTTTTACAACACCAGGCAATACGGCTGGGAAGTTTTTATCTTCAAAGAAAATATCAATGCCAGGTTGTCCTCTGTCAAAAGTAACTGAAGAAACTTGAGGAGCAAATTTTCTCAATGGTTGAAAAGGACTACCGCCAGGCATACTAAAACGTATTGGAAGTTGACCAGTAAACATAGCACCACCACGTCTGATCTGAGAATTTACATCAGATAAAAACAACTTCCGCATCGCAGGTGGTGCGCTATCAATCAGATCAGTTACAGGTGATGGAGTAAGTAGTGGTTTGTTAGCCCCAGTTTTAGCGTTATTTGCTTGACGTTGTGAGTTATAAACCTCACTTGGTTTAAGATTAAACTGTTCAGCAAATTTAATAATACCAGGAGGATATTGTATAGCACCTGCAACAGCAGATGTGTAGGTAGCATCCATTTGTATAGAGGTAGCTAGAGAAAACGGTTTACTTACTACAGCTTCACCAGACTCACGAATCTGCTTATCAATAGAGGTCATCATCTCCGCCACTTCTCGATCAGAAGATGCGATGTTAGGAAACACCGGACGGTTGAGAGCGCCTTGAGCGGGGTCCATATAAAAAGGACTTTTGTCATCCCCATCCTGACCAGCGTCAACCATTTTGTTGACTTCTTCTAGTGCTTTAAGTGGATCATTAGTTATTTTAAGCTGTTTAAGGTATTCACTTTCAAGACGAGCTTGCACCAAAAATGTTAAAGGACTGCCCTGATTTTCGTTAGGATCTATTTCAGTTAATTTTCTAGCAGTAGCTTTAAAACCCTTCTTAATCCCTAACGCTTCAGGTCCATACTTATTTAACTCCTGCTGTTCATAAGCAGCACGGGCTTTCTTTTGCAATGAAAGGTCTTGGATGCTATTAACAAAGGTAAGGTCAAGGTTGCCAAACCTAGTTTTTTCATCAATTGTGTTTTCTACGATGTCCTTCTTTTTCTTAATAGCTTCACGTTCAATCGCTGCAATGACAGGAGGTACGGTCATACCTTTACCATGATAACGCTGCTTAACAAGCACAGCAGCTTGCTCAGGGTTTTCGTCGTATGCTTGTTGAATTGAATCAATGTTAGCATCAACCCATGCGTTATCAGCTGCTTTCTTTAAAGCTTCGTCAGCGTCTACCTGTTTAACATATGCTTGCAGGCGTTTTTTAATACCAGCTTCCCATCGACCCGGCCATTGTTCGGCATAGCTTTTCCCATTATCCAGCAGATCAGGTGCTCCAGCAACAGCTTCTGAAATGTAAGGATTAGCAATTACATTTTCCTGATACCAATCATGAGCAGCTGCTACACCTTCTGAAATTTTAATACGAGCAAAAGCGCCTGTAACACCTTCGACTGTACCAGTACCTGCAATATCAAAAGCTTGCTGCCTAATAAGTTCTTTTGCCTGTTTGATACCTTCTTTACTTGCAGATTCACGTTGAGCTTTATCGCTTTCATCAATTGCCTTATTAGCTTCAGAAAGGTACATAGGATCCGTAAATCCCATGTAAGCAGACACATCTTTACGAGTTTGCTGTTGCAACTGAGCCAGTAACTCAGGATTACTAAGAGCCTCGACACCACTAAATTTTTCACCGTTAGCACCAATAAAAGTTTTATCAGCGCTTTGGAGTCGTTTGTTTAGAACCTGGTTATAAAGTTGAACAGCAACTTTGTTATCATTTGCTTGTGCTGCATAACCTTTAAAACCGTGGTTACTAATATAACCTTTATAGGTTTCGTATGGGTCTTCATTATTTAAGACACCATTAGCAGCTACATCAGCGTCTAAAGCTATACCTCCTGTAAGCAGCAACTGCTTTGCGTCAGTGTATTGTTCAAATGCTTCAGTAGAAATAGACTGAGCTGCAGAAGACAAACCAATAGCGGTTTGGTCTTTAATCATTTTAGCAGTACGTTCAGCAGCAACTTTAGCTGCTGTTTTACTAAACCCTACGATACTATCAATAATACTTTCTGTAGCAGCTGCGTTTGTTTGAGCTTGTTTTTGTGCCCCTTGAATATCAACAAGCTTTTGCATACTCTCATTTTTGAGATTTTGCAATGCGATTTCTCGGTTTTGTTTAATAGCTCGCTCGGTGTAAGCAGCATTCTCTCCCATTGCTTGGAGGTTTTTGTCGGCTTGTTCTTTTTCAGCGCGACGACGACGCTCCATGCCTTGGATAATCCGGTTGCTTTCTTCACGCATCCGGGAGATACCCTCTGTACTTAGTTGTTGTGCTCTAAAACCCCTGCGTTGTGCAGAGGGTCTGTATTGGATACGTGCCATAAGTTAATTATGCTGAATGAATTTAATCGCCTGTTTTAGATTGATTATTATTATTGGTATTATTATTGGGATTCCAATTAATCGTAGATAAGGCACTAGCTCCAGCACCAATACCAGAGATAAGAGGTGCAAATGTACTTACTTGTTGAGGCGGTGGTGTGTACCCAGGCTTAGCTTCCATGGGTTCGATAAAAGTACGCTCTGGTGGCGGTTCAGGGCGAGGATCATACGACAAACGTTCGGGAAATAGCATCATACCAGCTCTAGTGTTAAGGTCAGCAATTTGACGATCAAGGCTGATCTGCTTTACATCGCGGAGAGTTTGATTGAGAGTGCTCTTCATGTTCTCTCTCATAACCTCAAGATTAAACTGAGCATCAGTTTCAGCATTTTTAATGGCAGCATCAATACGCTGTAGATTAAGACCAACACCTGCCTCCTGCAAACTAGAATCGGCATTAAGTTCTGCCATCTGAACGGCAGCTTGTTTATACCTACCAGACAATTCAGATTCAAGTACCATCAAACCACGATGTAATCCAGCCATGTTAGATTGCAAACTTTTGGCAGTAGATCTACCGGCCTGACCTGCAGCTTGAATACCGCCTTCAGAAATTAAATTTTTAACCATTTCAGCTTCTTTTGCTAAGGCACCTTGAGTCATCAATTGGTCAATAGTATTCTGAAAACCTACATTACCAAATGCTTGCCTAGAACGGATACCTTGTATTTTCTGAAACTGCTCTTGTCGATTGATATTTTGCTCAACATAGGTTTGTTTAAGCGCATCTTTCGATTGTCTGTGTTGAAATTGCTGTTGAATAAAAGCTTCTTGAATAGCATCTTGCTCTGCTTGAATACCTTGAACAGCCGCCTGGGCATTTAATCCAAGCTGTGCATTACCAATAGCTGTACTTTTTTGCCATTGTTTGAGTTGATTAAGATATTGAAAATCTTGAATCTCAGCACCACGTTCCCAATTTTTTATACTCTCTTTTATACTATAATCACGCATTGCTTTATAGTCTTTTACTTGAGCATCAAAAACCGCTTTATTATATTTGTTTGTATCCTCAGCAATTTCTTCTGCCGCCTCTTGCTGTTCTTTATATGCTTTTTCAGCAGCAGCGTTTTGTGAAGACGCTTGCTGGGATCCCATGATACCTTTAAAAATGTTAAAACCAGCATTGGCTATTGCAAACCCTGTTAATGGCTCAAGCGCCATCTCCAGACCAGACACAAACATCTGTTCGTCTAGGAGGTTATTACCTTTTGGATTGAACATTAAGCCCTCCTATAGAATCGTGGAGAATAAATACCCTCCCACATCATTGACACCAACGATACAGGGTATGGAAAATCACTTGTCACTTTTAATTCAAAATTAGTATTACGTTGATGAATTGGAACAATAAATTGTCTCTCATCTTTTACAGGATTACTGTCAGCACTATACCGATCACCATCAGCTGTAGAGTCTACATTCTTCCATTCATTAGATCCATCGGCTTTTACTTTAAACCGGATAGCACCAGTTCTACCAACAGAGAATTTAACTCGTGAAACAGTTAGAGAAGCAGTAAAGTCAGTTACAGTAGGTTGTGGTCGATAGTAAAACTTAGGTAGTGTTACTTCAAAGTCATAACCATAACCAACGACAATACCATCAGCATAAGCAGTAAAGTTACCTTTGACTTCAAAGTATCGATAGTTTGTACTGGTTTCAGTACGTTCTTCTGCAGTAGCATAATAGCCAGCATCTGCATCAATTACAGCAGCTGTACCTACGTCTGCCTGAGGGACACTCAACAGCATAACAGCTTGCTTTTCATCAATAGGTGTATATGGAACATAGATCTTGGTAAGATCATTGGTCGAGTCATACACCACCGCATCGACACCTACAGCAGGGCTGACGGGGCGTGTAGCCATGTCTAGGCACGGATTACCCGTCATGCTAGTTGTCGTCGCTACAACGTCTCCTGTAGGGATTTGGTCTAGTACCACCTTACCAATGGTGTATTCATCCTCATGTTGAGATACAATGATAACATCATCATCAATAATATCTACAGCTTGGATAGTACCAGGTAGTTGCCATTTAGTCCATGCTTGGAAAAGATCTTGTTCACCATTATTATAGAACCTGTAAAGGTAGATATAAGATGAGGATCTATCTGTCAACATAAGAACAGAGTTTTGTGCACTGACAGCAAGACTATCAATAGTATCAGGAATCCACTCTAGAACTGTTTTACTGATGTCAACCACAAGTGGGCTTTGTTCAATCTCCCGCAGCTGTAAAGTAAATAACTTAGCGTAACCAGGAACTGTATTGACGAAAGCTGTTGTAGTACCGACATCCACAGGAGGAATGCTGGCATCCATCTCATAATTAGAGATAGCCCTGATAACTGTTGTTTTAGGTGTCAGTGTAGCAGCACTGGTAGAAAGCACTTGGAACTGCTGCCTAGCACTAAACAACAGAAGACCTTGTGGAGAAGGTAAGACATCAGTCAAGACAACAGGTCTAACACTAGCTACGTTCAGATCAACAGGATCAGCATCGGTCTGTGCTAAAGCAGATTTAACAAAGAAGTTAAACGAATCATTAGCCCTACCAAAGAAGATGTTATCCTCTGAAAGAGCACCAAACCTATTGTTGTAGAAAAATGTTGCTGTAATAGGATAACCAATGAACGAAGGGTTAGGACTGGTGTTATCGTCACCAACCTGTCTTGCTGTCCAAGGGATTTGTTTAAAGGTAAATGTAGTAGCACCTGTGTTCTCTAGCTGATAAGGCATGGTAGCCGCATCGAGTCCAGGGGACACATCTCTAGCTACTGATTCTTTCCAAAACCCTTTGCCACGTGTACCGTTATATGCTTCGTACTCCAGATAATAATCATCATCTGCAGAACTGGTATTAGTAACTTTTACATGGTGACCATTGAAAGATTCTGCAGGTAAATCACCAGAGTCTTTTACACTATCTTGAAATGCCTCAAGAGACAAGTTAGCAATACCACCTTTTCCTTCAATAGTAAATGCAAGAGGTGTACCAGTAGGTACTGTGTAATCTGTAACTACAGCATTTGTACCAGATGTACGTTTAATTACAAGACTATTTGCGTATGCCTCTATCGACCACACACCACTAAAGTCAGCATTGCTAGCAGACTGTTGTGCTGTAATTGTAGATACAATGTTGTCAACTAGATGGTGAGATGTGTTTACATTACCACTATCATAAACAAGGAAATCATCATATGTTGTAGTGCTCTGTGCTTCAACACTGATTTTGACACCTTGAATAGTAACAGAGTATTCGTCTGCTGTCAAGGATACTAATTTAATTGTACCTACAGAATTAGCAACATACGTACCATCTGCTTGCATTGCAGTGGTAACTGTTTTGTTTGTGATAACAGTAACATCCTGCACACTACGAAAGTGGTAGTCTGATTGCTTAGTACCAGTTAGGTAAGAAGCACCTTGGTTTGTTACTGTACAAAAGGTACCATCAGCTTTAGTCCATACATAAATGTTAGTACCTTTAATAGCACCAATGTAAGACCCTGCATCATCACGGTCAATAAAGAACCATGCAGCATCAGCTAGTTCTGCCTTTGTAAATGCATCACCGTTTGCTTTCTTAAGTACGTTAACATGCTCCATACCAGGTCTTTTAAGGAGACCATAGGTAGGATCAGGGTACCCATTAACGCACTCACTAACCTGATTAATTAATTTTTTGTCATCATTCTGGCGGGATACACCACCAAGAAAATTAGGAGTTGTTTGAGTTACTGCTGGCATTAGCGTTGTAGGGTATGGAACGGCTTATATGGTCGGTAGAAGTTACCATGACTAGGAGACCCAAAGAAAGTATAGTCACCTTGGTTGCACTCATACTCCAAAGCTTGGGAACGTGTAACAGCTTCCTTCTGTTGCAGGATTTGATATTGATTGGCATCACCAATAATACGGCTAGACACAATAGCTGCAGCACGTGCAACGATGTATGCTTGGATTGGTGCAGGAATACTTTCCCAATCAAAGTACCAAACAATATCTACATAGACAGTCTCCGCTGTCCATTTATAACTATGTGCTTTCTTGTCATATAGTTTACCTCCACGGAACACAGCATCCTTCTCAATGTTCTCAGGATAGCCCTGGTTTAGGTCCATCTGCAGAACATCGTCTGGGATGTTAATTTCGTTATTAGAATCAGGTGTAATCTTATAATCAAATTCAGTATTATATGACCAGCCTTCTGCCTGTACTTCACGTGACACTTCTCTCAAAGTGTTGAGTGCAATCGCAACGTCCGGGTTGGTTTGGGTTTCAACTCTAGTTGTAACCTTATTTTGCGTTAGTGCTTGTGATGCAACAGTCTGTGAGATATTAATAGTATAAGTATATGTCACAGGAGTAGTAGCTTGCTGCACACCAGCAACTGCAATAGAGGTACCAGTAGCTACACCTGTACCACCAATATATGTACCAACAGGAATGTTAGCAGTTTCAGTGGTTAGAGTAGTACCAGAAATAGAACCGACAAAACGGTCTACCTCATTGATTACAATAGTTTCTTCAGTTGTCAACGTGGTAACAGGAGCCTGACCAACTGACGCCAGGATCTGATTAACAGCTTTAAGCTCAGTGGAGCCAGTAGTTAGGTAAGGCATAATTGATAATGAGTATTATTCTCAATAAAGAATTAAAAAAAAGGAGCCTCCGAAGAGACTCCCATATAAGAATAGATCAGAATGCAGCAGGCTTGGTAGCGGTGCCAGCAAACAGTTCCACAGCAGCAGCGGGATTCAGGTAGTCAGCACCCATGGCGAGACGACCCAGGATCACGTCGCCCTGGTAGATGGTGGACACGTCGCCACTGGTGACTTGCACCTGAGGAGCGATAGCTTCCACACAACCAGCAGCTTCACGCTGGAAGATCAGACCGCAGCTGTTAGCAAATTCGGTCTCTTCACCGTACTCGTTGTTGATACCGGTAACATCGTTAGCAGCATCTTCAACAGCTTCAGACACGAACGAACCGGTGTTACCAGGATCGGTAGTACCAGGGTTCGTGGCAGAACCAGTACCGTACTTAGTACCATACTGAGAGAAGAACGGAATGTTCATGGACTTGTAGATCTTGATACCAGCGATCTCAATAATTCCGTTACCGCTTTGCAGCGCAGTACCTTGAGTATCGCGGTTCACCAATCCGTTAGTACCGATCGCTTGGATCAGTGCATAGTATTGGCGAGGGTTCAGAACACCCACACGACCGTCTTGAGACACACCCTTCTCATCGAGGGCAGCGGCAGCATCATAGAATGCGTCAACCAGTGCAGAATCGCTGTAAGCATCAGAAGCGTTGGTAGTAGTACCAACACGGATCTGAGTACCACCGGGCTCAACATAGTTGGTCTTGGTGATAGGAGAAGCAGCACGTGCACCACGGGTGATAGCACGGAAGATCAGACGGTCATACTTTTGAGCAAGAGCGTAACCGATCTTACGAGAGATCTCAGAGCGCATGTCGTAATGAGCAAGAGTCTCATCAAGATCATACAGGAATGCACTAGAGATCAGCAGATCATCGACCGTGATGGTCTTCTCGGCCACCGGAGGTGCACCGTTGGAATCACCCAGGATGCTGTTACCAGGAGTATGGTATTCAGCCTTGGTGTGACCAGTGTAGATGAACTGGAGAGACTTACCATTGGTCAGCGTACGACGCATAACCAGATCCCTAGCGATAGCATTATGCTGGAATCCTTTGAACATTTCTCCACTGAAAAGCTTCAAGTAGAGAGCGCGGGCGTCACCCGCAGAGTTAGATTGACCCGGACGCGTAAGCTGCGCGGGGTTTACAGAAGATTGAAAAGCCATTTTATAGGGTTAAAATTTATGTATCCAAGCTTCAAACGTTTGAAAAATTTTTTGTGGTCTATTCCCACCGTCTAGACGGCTAGAGGTATCGGCGTACCGGCTCTAACCAATGCAAGGGAGGTCCGACTCTGAGGTGCCTCCCAAGCTTTTTACAGAAGGTCTTTAAGACACTTCTTTTGTGCACGGCATTCGGCTTTCTTATCACCGCAATGACCGCACCGTTTAAATACAACCTGGTTATCGCCTGGCATCAACGGAGTGACGTTGGCTGTAACCTTACTAGATTGCATTGACTTAGCGCTTTTACGTGCTGGCATAATTAATTAAGAACAGTTTTTTTGTAGGCGGTGCCACGATAGCAAAGCTTCAACTCTTTTTCCTCGCGGATCATTTTGTTGTAAGCATTGATGATGTAGCGCTTTTCGAGATCAGACATAGTTCGTACAGGATAAACCTAAGCCCCGTTCCATGCTTAGGCAACATGCGTCCCGAAGGATGAACGTACGAAAAATTAGCCGATTGCTGGTGCAGTCAGTGCGACAGGAGTTGTCTCAGCTGCTGCCAAATCCAGCGGGAAGTTGTGAGCGTTGCGCTCGTGCATAACCTCAAAACCAAGGTTAGCACGGTTAAGAATATCAGCCCAGGTGTTGATCACCCGACCTTCTTTTTCAACAATTGATTGATTGAAATTAAATCCATTTAGGTTGAAAGCCATGGTAGAAACACCAAGAGCAGTAAACCAGATACCAACAACAGGCCAAGCTGCAAGGAAGAAGTGGAGGCTACGGCTGTTGTTAAAAGAAGCGTACTGAAAAATAAGACGACCAAAATATCCATGAGCAGCTACAATGTTGTAGGTCTCTTCTTCCTGACCAAACTTGTAGCCATAATTCTGACTCACTTCCTCAGTCGTCTCTCTAATAAGACTAGATGTGACCAGACTTCCGTGCATAGCACTAAACAAGCTCCCACCGAATACGCCAGCAACGCCCAGCATATGAAACGGGTGCATGAGAATATTGTGCTCCGCTTGGAAGACAAGCATATAGTTGAAAGTTCCAGAGATACCGAGGGGCATCCCATCAGAAAAACTACCTTGTCCAAAAGGATATACCAGGAAGACAGCAGTGGCGGCAGCGACTGGAGCAGAGTATGCAACAAAGATCCAGGGACGCATACCTAGTCGATAGCTAAGTTCCCATTCTCGTCCCATGTAAGAAAAGATACCAAGGAGGAAATGGAAGACGACGAGCTGATACGGTCCCCCGTTGTACAGCCATTCGTCAAGTGTATTAGCTTCCCAAATTGGGTAGAAGTGTAGTCCGATGGCATTGCTGCTCGGAACGACGGCTCCCGATATGATGTTGTTTCCATAAAGGAGGGAGCCTGAGACGGGTTCACGGATTCCATCAATGTCCACGGGTGGCGCTGCAATGAACGCCGTAATAAAACAAATGGTAGCGGCGAGTAGGCACGGAATCATAAGGATACCAAACCAGCCAACGTATAAACGGTTGTTAGTGGACGTTACCCACGTACAGAAATCTTCCCACGATGAACGTTGAGAAGAGATTACAGAAGTTGCCATAGTTGATTAAATAAGTTGCCGTCCCACCCACCACATATTCAATTAAAACTTATACTTGGCGCCGACCTTAGTGCCGTAGCCATTCTCATCACCAGTAATGAATGAGACTTCACCGTAGACAGACAACGCATCGTTCACGCTGTAAGAACCACCTGCTTTACCAGACAGTTCAATGTCACCGTCGGCACCGTCAGGAGCCAGCAGAGCAGGACCACCCTGCACATACCAGTTAGCACCTTCGTAACCAACGTGGACATCAGTAGCAGTGCCGGTGTAGTCAGATCCATAGAAACCAGAGTTGGCTTCGATGTTTGCGTAGGGACCAGCGATAGCGCCTTGAGCGCAGCCGAGGAGGAAACCGGCAGCAATAATAGATTTCATTTTAATTTGTTTAGAAAAGTGTAAGAATAAGTTGTACGTTTACCGTGGACTCCCCACCCTAACCAGTAATAGGCAGAGTTCATGTAGTAGTCTACGGTTTGATGATTAGTTTGAAATGCGTACAGGTCACGACGAAACCTCATCTCATCAATCATGTATTGTGTTTGACCTTTAAGAGATGATGGGTCACACTCATACTTTTTACAAAAAATGCCAAGACCATCGTAGCGATTCTTGCTAGTCCATTGGATTAGCCCGTAGCCACCACGAAGGCATTGGTCATAGGGCACAATAGCTCCACCTTCACATATGTTAGGAGTGAATTGCGACTCTTGCTGTATGTTACCCAGCAGCACAGCCAGGGCAGTTTTGTCTGTTACTTCAGCAGAGTCCTGCAGTTGTTTCAATACATACTGTTGTGCGGGTGTGCAATCTGGGCATGTAATCATTTTTTCTTAGCAGTCTTAGCTGCTTTCTTAAATTGTGCGGCAGTAGGTGCTCCCTTGCTGCCAGCTTTGCGCATCTTTTCTCCACTACCAGCGGCGATCCGCTTGCGCTTGGCGTGGATGTTAGCATACAGTCCAGGTTTAGCCATGTCAAGCCTTACCCTTAAATCCATGTTTAAATGCTTTTGCCAATGGTGTACCATCCATTTTAGTTTTTCCAGGTGGTGTATAGGGACGACCACCTTTTTTCGGGTTTTCACCTTTAGGTGTCTTTTTTAGAACACCTTTCAAATAAGGATTAATTGCCATTACCAAATACCAGGGATAATTTGTCCAGTGATTGCATAAGCACCAAGAGCCGCCATGACGCCAAGCATAGCAAGACGACCATTAAGCTTCTCAGCCTTTTCATTGTGTGTTTCAGTTACATCCATAATAGTCATAGGTGGTTCGATTGCATAGAGGTTCAGACGACCTCTGTCTTCAGTTACAGCAGTCATCAGAATTGAACATCAGAGTTTTCAAGACGACGCATCACATCACTGCGGTACGCCGGGTCACGATCATAGCGTGGATCGCTCATGGCTGCAACCAATTCCGCTTGACTCTTAAATGAATCGTCGGTATCAGCTGCACCACGCCCTGTAAGTGTCTGACCATCAGAGCCTACAGAGTCATTGTAGCGTGCTTGTAGTGCTTGGATAGCATAGTAAATAGCGTTAGCGTTACCAGAACCCATCACACCATCATACATTTCAATCTCCTCTTTGGAGAAGTTTTCTGCTGCCCAATCCAGCATAGACTTGTAGGCTTTATCACCACCTACCATGTCCATCAGCATTTCTGCTTGCTCTTCAGAGAGACCTTCGGGGTCGTCGTCTTCTGCTTGCTCTGCTTCTGGTTCGTCCTCTGCTGGCTCACCCTCGTCTTCGGTGGTTTGTACCTCATCACGTGGTTCTCCAAGTTTTTTCTGAAGTTCTACATAAGCTTGTTCAAGAGCCTGTGGATCTTTAAACTTACCAGCAAGAAGTGTTTGTTCTCCTTGCTCAAGAGATTCAGCAATCGCAAGAGACTCCTTTTCATCTGAGTTAAGAATCTCAGGATTAGAGGGAGTCTCATTCATTGTAAATGTTTCAGCCATTCATTATTGGGGGATAGGTGGTTGTTCTTGTTGCATCATCTGTTGCTCCATTTGCATCTCAGCTTGTGCTGCCTTTTGATCAACAGCTGCCATCTGAGGTGCCTGTTGCATTGCCATCATTTGTTGTTGCTGAGCCATTTGCTGTTGTTGTTCAGCTTGTAGCTCTTGCATACTCTTCACAAGGTTGAGTACATCGATGCCGGAGGATGCAGCCAGACGTTTAATGACTTCATCAGGGTTGATGTATTGAGCAATAGCATCTGGACCCATGGTTTGAGCAATGACAGTAAGAAATTGTGCAAGACTCTCACGATCTTGACCACGACCAAGGGCATTAATACCTGCTACAATTGTAGGTCGGACGACATCACCCTTAGGTAAACGTGGAATGTCACCAGTCTTCTGTGCAATGTTAAGTTTGCGGTTTAGATATGGCACAAGTAACTCAACAGTCAACAGGGAGAAAAGTCCCCCAAGTTGTTGTTCCAGTTCAAGTTGTGTCATCCTAACTTCCTCAGCTGTAGTACGCTCACTGTCCCTCACATTGAGGATCAGGAATGCTTCGTTCAAACGTTGGGTCAATGATCCAATCATCTGATACGCAGTGGAGAAGTCAGCTGTCTTGCCTACCTGCACCACACCAATGTCATCAGGTCGACCTTGGATGATCGCACCGTTACCTGCATTAGCAAGTGTCTGAGGTTTGGTTGTGGAGCTGGGGCTGACAGTAAATACTACCTTAGCAGCTGCAGCGGAGCCTTCGACGATGGCTTGTGACAGAGCTTCAAGTGACTTCAGGTCACCGATGAATTCTTCCACCCTACCACGTCCATAAACCTCTCCGTCTACAGTGTTGAATCGTAGCACAAGCCAGGGGTTAGCGTCAAGAGGTGCCTTGCCCATAGACTTGGGCAGGATCTTGTCGTACAGCTCTTGGTGCCATACAATTCTGTTGTTGTCGCGTTTGATGTGGGTGTAAATAACACATTCATCATTTGGTTCGTCGGTGTTATCAACAACACCTTCTTTCATGAAATCTGGATAAATTTTTTTGACAATTTTTTTAGAGATTGTCTCTTTTGTTACGATTTCAATAACATTACCGTTGCCATCTCTATCCACCACATAACGAGACAGTGGATAAAGCTTGAGCCCATCTCTACTCATAAAGATAAGGGCGTTTCCAGCTACTACAAGGTGCTTCAATGCTTGGTGAACGACAACACGATCACTGGACGCCGCAATGGCATCCATAATCGTACGTTCAACCTTAGCAAACGACAAGTCAAGCTCAGATCTAATATCAGGACCAAGTTCTTGAGGGAGGTTAATATCGTTAACCTGCAATTTAAAGAAGCTGGTTTGTGGCGGTAGCAATGCAAGCATTAGTTTACTTGCAAGCGTCACCACACCCTTAGCTCCTACTGATTGCCATGGTGTTGTGAGTTTAAGAGCACTCTTAGTTGTGTGCTCATCCTCCCTAACAAGGTAAGGTAGAGTTAGATTGGCTGCTTGTCTAGCAGTGTTTAGAAACTGTGAACGGCTCGAAGACAATACATCGTATCGAGATCTAGCAGTCATTAGAGGTTAATTAAATTTTACTATAGCCAGCGGGGGCGCGATTAATTGCAGCAAGGTTAATACCTCTAGCTTGGGCAGTATTTGGGTTAGCATTGTATCCTGCTGAAGAGGTAGGTGTAATACCTTGTGCTACAACAGCAGGCCGACGCCGTGGGCGGCGGATGAAACCGCCTGTACCCATCTGGTCCCTAGGAGAACGTGCACCAATTCTAAAGTCAGGTGTCAGACCACCGCGAGCTGTGTTTTCTTGAGAGGTGCGGAAGGCAAGTTCTCTTTGCCTTTCTGCTTCTGCTTGACGGGCAGCCAGCTCTTGCAGGTAGTTCTCCTGTTCAGCTTTCATTGCGGCAAACTGAGCATCGTAATCAGGCATTTCAAAACTAAGACCAGCAATAGTATCTTCTAAAGCAGAAATTGTATCCAGAAGACCTTGATTAGGATCTGGTGCACCAGATGTAATGCTCGACTGGTCTAGATTTCCACCTAGAATTTCTTCAATCTCAGATTGGTATTGATTGGTAGGTCCGGGATCAGGACGACTACCGCCTCCACCTCCTCTACCACCACGGGTTCTACCACCACGGGTTCGACCGTCACCACGTTGTTCGTAGTCACGCATCTGTCGTGCAAAGTCAGCACGCTCTGCACCACGTTTAATCTTCAGTGGTTCGTAGGTAGGTCTACGTGACCCACGACGTTCTGTAGGTCTCCTTTCATAATCACGTACTGACCTACGGTAGTCACCAATGTTTCGGTTCTGAATTTTACGTAGGCTAACACCTTTCTTGGCAGCCTTACGGCCTTCCTTCTTACTAACCTTACCGTCGCGGGTAATCTTACTAATAAACTTTTGCCGCTTAGTAGGTTTTTTGGTTAATCTAATTTGACCTTTTGGCCCAAAGCTGACCTTTTTTCCTCTACTCTTTCCTCTTCGTTTAGCCATTAGTTCTCCTCCATATATTTGATGACCCACTCAACGACACTACGTTGACCAGATCGGTACATAATTTTCTCCATTGTATCGTCAGGTGTAGGGTTTGTGGGTGGAAAGGATTCTTCTAGTGCATGAATTAAACCTCGGGAGTTCATCCCAAGAACCTCAAGCATACTGGGGGAGGTTGACATTGCTATGCTCAAAGAAGGCGGGCATTCTAGCAGATTTAGTTGCGGACAATTCTGGGGCTTTGCCCTCATACATTAGCCGGTCGCTAGAATCCAGCCAAAATTTTTTGTCCAAATATTTATCGGTAGTATTAATACCTAGTGGTTGCATTACCCAATTGATAGTTGCCTTCCTGAGTTTATCAAGAGAAGGACTGATGTTATACCCCAACTCAGTATGAACCAGACTATTGGTAGCCACATGAATTTGTTCATCTCTGCTAATATCAGCGGAAACAGTTCTCATCCCAGCGTCACCATTAAAGCGGAAGAATGGTAGAAGAACGAAGAAAATCGCACGCTCAGCAACCATGGCTTTCGTGATCGTGTGATCTGGATGTGCCTCCCAAGCGGTCCTAAGCCGAAGGGCTTCCTTCTCAGCTTGCG